ATAAGTCACTAACATCTAATCTATATCACAAGTCAGAGGCATTAAAGAATGGTTTACGATTTGATCAAACATCGAAGACGTTTAAAGGAAGATAATAATGGCTGACGATTTAGATAAATTAGTTGATACCAATCCAGATCTGAGTAAAGACGGATTTGCAGATCCCACAAACAACTATCCACGAAAAGAATATGATAACACTGCGTCCACAAACCTAGCATCAAGAGGTTTGAAGAACAATGAGTTATACATTGGTGGTAGTACAACAGATCTCAACTTTGATCTTAGAGACAACGGTGTTTCTCAGTATCCATTGAATCAGGTCAAAGAAACTATATCAGGTCATGTATCTGAGGTAGATGATACTCCGAACAACGAGAGACTCTTATGGAAGCATAAGACAGGTTCTGGTGTCGAGATGCGTCCAGATGGTACGGTCATCGTGTCATCTCGTCACAATACAATTCATATTACAGGTGGTGATCAGAAAGTTCTTATAGAAGGTGATGGTGATGTCCACTATCTTGGTAATCTAAAACTTCACGTGACAGGAGACATGGACGTAGAGGTTGGTGGTAACTATAACTTGCAAGTCCATGGAGACAAAACAGAAGAGATCTATGGTGGATCTTCTACAGTCGTTCATGAGAATAAGATAGAAACTGTATCGGGTAATAATTCTAAGTTTGTAGCAGGTACAAATACGGACACTGTATTATCTGACAATAACCTAACAGTTAAAGGTAATCAGACTGAACGTATCGGTGCAAAACTCGCACAGTATGTCGGTGACAACATCACAATGACTGCACCCAATGACATGAACTTTACGTCTAAGAGTATCAACATTGCTGCAACTGATTTATCCGCAATCGCAACTACAGGAGTAATAGGCGGAGACAATATGATCTATTACGCAAAGAATTACTATGGAACATCTGCTACATACACTGATGGAGTTACCGCACCTGCCTTTCATGGAGATCTTCAAGGTACAGCTGTTAGATCCATTACTGCAGATGTTACAAACTCTCAAAACTACTCAGACCCAGACACACATGACGGTAGTGCAGGGAATACTGGATCTGCCCAAGGTTATACTGCAGACAATACTGCAACTGATACATCTATTCGTGGTTCCGTAAATGCACCAGGCCCAACATCTGCAACCATGGATGATTATTTAAATAAATCAAATTTAGGAATACGTAATGTACAAATAGATCCAGGCGATGTAATGAAGGATACTATTAACAAATCAAATTCTTATGGAGGGGTATCGAATTATGCCTTGACAACTGAGAGAGTTAGAAGCAAGTTAAGAGATCCTAACACTGTACGTAATAAAGTTTTCATTGGTCGTGCTATATCTGAGGGTATATTATCACCAACCTATGTGCAACAGAAGCCTGAACTATTTGAGATTGGAAGAATACTAAACACTACTGGTACTTCCAAACTACCATCTGGGAAGATATTAGGGAACGAGGACATTTTTCCAGAGAGGATTGCAAATGAGTCAAACATTATTGTTACAAGAACTCTCATACCAAATCAATTGTACAATCCAGAGTTGCAGTTCAATAAGTATGGAGTGATAAACGCAAAGACAAAGTTAGCAAAGGGTACACCACTTGCTAAATTCTTAGGTGGGTATGGTGATCCTATTACTCTGGATCATATAACAGATGACACTGAAAGATTGAAGATTGCAAGAAACCTTTATGTACATGCAGAATTTATGTTGTCTATCCAAGAACATCTAGAAAAAACAAATAGACACAGATTAGTTGTAACAGAAGGTTTGTATAAAAAACAAGAAGGTGAAACTCTAGATCCAGAGAGTTTAAACTTCCTTGCAACTAGAGGTCAGGCAGTTGTGTATGAAATCCGCAACAGAGGTGGTAATATAGACATCGATAAGACGTTTGATATTGCAACTCACTGTAAAGATTATCTAAACTTTGATAAAATGATATTAGATTATGATTCATATAACGCAGATAATAGTCTTAACGCACAGATAATCATACAAATGCCTCCAGTAAGTGCAGACTGGAAAATGAGATATAGAAACATTATTGAGACAAGATACAACAATTATACTCAAACTAATGGTGAACTTACCGAAATAATAGAACAAAGTAAAGTATCTGAGGATGTAGGACACCACTAAACGTTATAAATAGTGGTAATTAACTAGAGGTATACATGGCACGAGCATTTTCAATTGAAGACGGTTCACTAGACAAATCTATTGTAAGTTCTCGTAACGTTGCTTATAAAGATATAGATCTGACTTTCAGTCCAAAACCAGCGGGTGACATCTTTAAGAAAGTAGATGCGGCCGCGGTAAAACAGTCAGTAAAGAATCTACTGTTAACCTCCAGAGGTGAAAAACCATTTAATAATTTTTTTGGTTCTAACCTTAACAGTGCTTTGTTTGGATTAGACACGGAGTTCGATCCAGAGTTTGTGCAGAACTTGATATTCGATGCAATAACAAATCACGAACCAAGAGCAAGAGTTTTATCAGTATCTGTACTACTGAGACCAGAGAATAATACACTAGACACAACAGTAGAGTTTCAAGTGGTAAACACAAAAGAAATTGTAACACTAGATGTGTCATTAGCGAGGGTTAGATAAATGCCAGCAACAGTCATAAAATCTTCAGAGTTAGATTTTGCAAACATAAAAGAATCTTTAAAAAATCATTTTAAACAAAAAAGTGAGTTTGCTGATTATGATTTTGAAGCATCAGGACTTAATAATGTCTTGGATGTATTGGCATACAATACACACCTAAATGGTTTGACCGCGAACTTCGCAATCAATGAATCATTTTTAAATACTGCACAACTTAGATCTTCTATTGTATCACACGCAGAAACTTTGGGATATGAGGTAAGATCTCCTACAACATCTAAGGCAGTTGTAAATCTCAATGTTAACTTAGCAGGTGTTGCTAACAGACCATCCCAAGTAGAATTACCTAGTGGGTTTTCTTTTACATCCTCTATAGATGGGATCTCATACACATTTAGAACACTAGAGAGTTTCTTTGCGAAAGATGACGGATCAGGTAATTACGAGTTTAAAACATCTAAGGGGTCATCGGATATAACAATATTTGAAGGTGTCCAGAAAACAAAAACATTTATTATCGGTGAAAAGAATGAGAGACAGATTTTTGTTATTCCAGATAGTACAATAGACACATCAACTGCAAGTGTATTAGTTTTCGACACGGCAACTTCCACATCATTCAATAGTTATATTCCTTTGAAAGAGGCAATTAGTATTGATGGTAATAGTAGAGTTTATTCTATTCGAGAAGCACCTAATGGAAACTATGAACTAAACTTTGGTGATGGTGTATCTTTTGGTAAGAAACCAGATCCAGGCGAAAAGGTTGTTGTCACTTACTTGTCTACTAAAGAAGGCCTAGCAGATAACGGAACTGTTTTTACCGCAAACTCTAACTTAACAGTAAAACAAATAAACTACCCAGTCGTAACAACCACAGTAACAGAATCTACAGGTGGTGCACCAAGACAAACTATAGAGAGTATAAGACAACTTGCACCTTTTGCATATGCACAACAAGCAAGACTTGTTACATCACTCGACTATAAAGCAATGATCCTAAGTAATTTTGTGGATGTCACAGACTGTAACGTATGGTCAGGAGATCAAAACGTTCCTCGTGATTATGGTGCAGTATATGTTGCACTTAACTTTGCCGCAGGAACTGCTAATACGATAAAAGACAAAGTAAAAGCAGACATAATAACAAACTTTTCTGATAACCTTGGAATCGTTTCTATGACAACTAAGTATACAGATCCTACAGATCTTTTCTTAGAGTTGGTTCTAAGTTTTAATTTTGATCCTGCACTTACAGGATTTAGTTTGGCTGCAACTGAGAGTTCTGCATATAACTTTATGGTTCAATATTTTAATGAAAACTTAAATAAATTTGATAAGACATTTAGACGTAGTAATATGTTGACAGAGATTGACGCACTTGATCCTGCGATCTTATCAAGCAAGTGTGATGTCAAAGCACAACTAAGAATATTCCCAACAATAGGAACTGAGAGAAACTTTGAATTACAATATCCAATGCAACTAAAAGGTGCGGATGATTTTACATACACTGTTATCTCTAGTGTTTTCGAATATGATGGATCTATTGCACTTATTAGAAATAAATTAAATTCTCAGAGACTACAAATACAAAATATAGACGGTGATGTATTGTTAGATAATGTTGGTGAATTTGTACCAACAAGAGGAGAAGTAAAGATTGTGGGGTTTGCTCCACAAGCATTTATAGGTGGATCTGAGTTCATAAAAATATCAGCGATACCGTTGAACGAAAGTGTGGTAAAACCTTTACGTAATTACGTTGTGAGGTTAGATCCATCAGTTTCATTTGCAACTGCATCTATAGATAGACAAGATACTAAACTTACGGTAGGATAATGGCGCACACTGGTTTTGCACAAACATTAAGACACTTCGACAGACATGACATAAATGTCAGGAAAAGTTTGGTTGATGAGGTATTACCAGAACATTTTCGTTCTGATTATCCTCAACTCATCAACTTCTTGGATGCGTACTATGAGTTCCTTGACTCTGCTGATAACTTCGGTGGGGTTATCGAAGAACTACAGACTATTAGAGATATTGAAGATGCTAAGTTAGAATATCTAGATCTTATCCTTGACGAAATTGGTCTGGGTATATCGAATGGTCAGTTCACAACACCAAGAGAAGTCATAAGAAACTTTGGTAACTTCTTTAGAGTTAAAGGTTCTGAATATTCTATAAATGGTTTCTTTCGTGCATTCTTTAACGAGACAGTAGAGATCTTTCATCCCAAAGACAGTTTGTTTATTGTCGGTAAATCTAATGTTGGTACAGAGGATGCGAAAAGAATACAAGATGGTAGACTTTATCAGGTCTTCTCTACACTGATAAAAGGCCCGATCCCTCTCTTAGAGTGGGAAGCGATGTATAGAAACTATGTACATCCATCAGGGTTTTACTTGGGTGCGGCAGTTGTTCTTGAGGCAGAACCTGCATTAAATATTAGAACATTGACATCTATACCTTTTGTCAATCCAAATTTAAATGTCTTCAGTACTGCTGCATTCTCATATGCCGCAGAGGGTGAGGCAGTTGGTGCGATAAGAACTTCTCTCTATGCACCTAGTTTTGATGGTCTCGACTCAGATCAAGTTAATCCAGATGCAACTCTCTTCATGGAATATGATTATGTAACAGAAGGTTATGTAGAAGGTGATCCAGAGAAATTTGAATTACGAGATAGATTCAGTCTGGTACGTAAGATGTCTGATTGGCAGAATTTAACAATTGCTGAAGTAGAAAATTACTACAGTAGTATGAATGAGTTCGCAGGGTTTAAGATTAGATTTGACGATTTTGCAGATTCAACTGGTGTATCATCAAATGGAATAGTCAACTCTGCAGAAAGGTTCTCATCTACAAGAGATAAATTCTCACAGAGAGAATACATTGTAGGCACAAAGTAGTGACAAAACCCTTATAAATAAAGGTACAGTTTTTAGGAAATAAAAAATGGCAAGACAAATTATAGATAGAGGTACAACTGGTAACGATGGTACTGGTGATGATCTGTACACAGGTGCAGGTAAAATCAATGACAACTTTTCAGAGTTGTATGGTGATGTTGTACAGATACGTACTATTATAGGTGGCGATTCTGCATCAGAACTTGGTATAAAATTACACGACAGTACTAATAATGCTTCGTTTCTTGTTTACGAAGGAACTGCAGATTCTCATGAAACTTCTTTGGGAGTTGTTGACCCTACTGCAGACAGAGTTATTCTCTTGCCAGATAGTGACGGTACAGTCGCATTAAAACATAATATAACGGATGAAGTTGCAGCTCTTTCCACAACATTAGATTCAGATTACGTTGCAGAAAGATCTCGTGAACCAACACCAGATTATATTGACATCAAACATTATACAGTAGGAACCGAACCTGCAGGTGTACACGGAAGAATGATATTCGTCACAGACGGTAACGCAGGAAACCCATGTCTCGCAATATATGATAGTGCAGGTGGTTTTTACAGACGTATTGTCTTGGGTCAAGCAGTTAATACATAGGATATAGAAAATGCCAGCTACGATTACAGATACACTGAGACAACAGATTGCTCGTGATTTTTTCGAAAGGTTTGAACAACAAACCCACAATTACTATGTTGCGATAGGTAGATCAGAACCTTGGGACTCACAAGAAACTGTTCCTACTCCTGTAAACAGTCCAGAAGATGTTGCGAGACTGAGAGATGGTCTACAGTCAATGAAGAAAGTTGCGGCAACATCTCTTGTTGTTCCTAGAAACAATTGGTCAAATGGTCGAATA